TACGGACGAAACGTTTGTCGAATCGATCAAAGGCGAAGGTAAACCGGACCAGAAATATGAGCAGCAACGCTATGTGGCTGAAGGGCTCAGTTATACCCGGCTCAAAGATCTGATCATTCTGTGGGAAGTGTACGTTCGCGGCAGTGACGGTCAGATTACGGTCGAGACATTCAGTCCGTTGCAACCGGATGAGCCGGCTCGCAGCCCGTTCAAACTGCCGTATCAGCACAAGCAGATTCCGATTGTTCAACTCCCCTACGAGTTATTGGATCCGAGTTTTTATTCGTCCCGAGGCGTGATGGAGTTGGTGCAGATGTATGAAGCGTCTGCCTGCAAGATGTGGAATGAGAAACTTGATTTCATGTCGATCGCTAATCGGCCTGTATTGAGCACGCAAGGTGGGAGTATTAATGCGCAGAACATCCGGTGGGAACCAGGCGCGGTATATGATTCGGTACTCCAACTGGTGCAACAGCCGCCGCCGCCGGTCGATTTCGATCAGGAAATCCAAAGCAATCGCAGCTTCGCGGAACAGAGAGTTGGGATACCGGATGTCGGAATTGGCGATCAAGCCGATAGTCAAGGGCAGAACAAGACGGCGACCGAGACGAATGCCATCACTCAAGTGATGCAGCAGAGCAATGATCTGCGGGCGCGGGTGACCAAGAACTCGATTACGTTAGTCTTCGAACAAGCTTGGTCGATTCTGCGCCAGTATAAGAAAGACGATCTCGATTATTTTTGGCGTAACGAGCGGATCACGCTTGAGGATGCTGCGCTTGATAATGCTTATGTCCTGAGGCCTAACGGTAGCGTTGACGGATATTCGAGGGAAAAAGAGACGCAGAAATTGATGCAGTTGCGGCAGATGGCCGCGGCATCGCCGGCACCGTGGATTAAGCTGTGGGAGATCGATCGCAAGATCATTGAGTTGGTTGACGCACAATGGATCGATCAGGTTTATCAAGAACCGCAAGACGCGCAGGCCGATCAACAATTTCAGCAAGCGATCGAGAACTCGGTAATGATTGACGGTTTCTTGCCGCCGGTATTGCCGACGGACGATCACGTCACGCATTTGACGATCATGGAAGGCTTTATCGGCTGGACCCAGACACCGACTAACGGTGTCCAGATCGGGCAAACGGTGATGCCAACATTTTTGCAGCACGGGATGAATCATGTCGAGGCAGCTAGGCAAGATCCGGCTTACATGAAGCAGTACGGGCCGCAGATTGCGCAGTTTGCCAACAAGATTGCAGCGACCCAGAAACAGATGCAGCAAGCGCAAGTTGCGGCGCAACAGGCCCAGACAGCGATGGGCAATTTGCGTGGCGGAATGAAGCCGCCAATGCCGATGAATGGTGCGCCACAGATGCCGCCTGGAGCTGGCGCGCCTGCTGCGCCGCCAAGCCCGCCAACGCCTGGAATGCCGGCCGGTAACGGGCCGCAAATGCCGCCGGGCGGACTGCCACAGAACCCAGTCAACGGGAGTGTGCCGCATCCATGAACGCCTGGTTAAAATTGATTCTTTGGCACCTGTTATCTGCGCCGATCTTGCGTGCGGTCAACTGGACCGATGACGAGCGCAAACAATTTGAAGCTTTTTACAACTCTTCCTGTGGTAGGAAACTTTTCGAACTCCTGCGCCAAACCGTAGCTTCAGCGACTTTCAACGCCGTTTACCACGATAAGGTGAGCGCCAACGCCCGAGCACGTGGCATGCAGGATCTCTATGCTCTGATCCATCGTTTACGGAGTTTTCCGCCTGGCGCGGAGAGCGTATTCCCGGATGAGGATATCGAGCCTTTACCGTCGCAACGAGGCGCTATTGATGGCAGGCGCTTTGGGTTAAGCGGCGGCAATTCGGCCATCGGTTAGTGTGTTATGTCAGATGATATCCAAACAGTTTCTTCTCCCGAGGCGCCGAGCGAATCGTTTGGCGATACGCCCTCGACGGAGAGCACTGAGACGACGCCAGAAACTAACGGCGCAGAGCCAAACGGCGATCAGGTTAAAGACGATAAACCGCAGAGCTTTCAGCAAAAGCGCGAGAGCCGATATGAGCGGACGAAACGTCAACGAGCTGAATTCCAGAAACGGGAAGCAGCTTTAAAACAGCGCGAAGAGCGTTTAGCACAAGTTGAGCGCGAAAAGAATGCGCCGAAAAAGCCTGATTACACGGCAGCAGAACTCAAGAAATATCGGCAAAGCTGGGAGAACGAAGGTCGGTTTGATCTGGTTGAAAAGGCCGATGAAGAGATCAAACGGCTGGAAGCTCTCGAGCAACAGGAACGCGGCCAAACGTCATTCGTACAAGAATGGCAAACGGCTGAACGAGAACTGGCAGAAGCTGATAAAGAGTTTGGCGCCGGCAAAGGCACACGGCTTGACAAGAAGTTGAGCGAGATCATGCAGGGGCCTGACGGCAACGTTTACCGTCAACATCCCCGAGGCATCGTCGCGGCGTATCATCGGGCAAAGATGGAGATTCTCCAGGCCGATCATCAGACGGCGCAAGGAAAGATCCAACAATTAGAAAACGAGCTTAAACGGCTGACCGGCCTTACTTCGATAGGTGGCGGAGCGCCTGGGCGGATTGGTACTGGAGGACGTGTAGAAAGTCTGAATGATTTCGCGCGGCTATCGAGTGCAGACATGCTCAAGCACCTTAAATCACAATCGAACAAGGGCGATATGCCGTGGCTTTAATGGGTAGGAATTTTGTATGGCAACAGTCAACCAACCGTTATACGGCGCTGTCACAACGACAGATAAAGCGTCGGAATACCGGATCTATTTCAGTAAGAAACTTCTCGAGCATCAGATAGATAAGCTTCAGTTGTATCAATTCTGCTATCCGGCAGAGATCCCGCAGGGGCAGGGTAGCAAGACAATCAGAATGTTCCGTGCGCCGCCGGCCAATGTCAGCAACGTGATCACATTGACTGAAGGCACACCGCCAACACAAACACCGTACAAACTGATCTTTGAGTTTATCACTCGAACACTTCAGCAATACGGGGGCTACGCGCAGGTCAGCGATATTGTCGATGAGACGGAATTCCTGAACACCGGCAACGCGCTGATGGATAAGTTCGGTGAGGAAGCGGCGCTTTGGTGCGATAGCTTGATTCGTGATACCTGCATTAACGGGAACACCGAAGAACCGACCAAGTTTGGCAAGATGTACGCCGGCACGGCGGTCGATTACACGTCGCTTTCGGCGTTGACGGGTGCGACGGGCCGATTCAGCGGAGACGATCTGATTGATACCGTGACTAAGTTACGGATCCAGAAAGGTAAACCGTTCGACGATGGAACGTTTGTCGCGGTAGTCAGTCCTGAACAGGAACGTGACCTGATCGAGGAACAAGGGAGCGCATGGGTCTATGCGAGTGCATTTAACAAGCCGGATCAGATTTACAAAGGCGAGATCGGAACGCTCTCCGGCATTAAGGTGATGCGATCAACCAACGCTTGTTACCAGGTCAGCGGCGGGACTGAAGGCGTGAATACGCCCGGGGGCACAATCATTGCAGCGTTGGTGTTCGGGAAAGACAGTTTTGCGGCACCGAAACTGACGGGTGAAAATCCGCCATCGCCCAAAGTCTACACGATCACCACGCCAGACAGCGCGAACCCGTTTGGACAATTCATCAGCTACGTGTGGAAGACTTTCTACAACGCCGTTTGTTTAAGTACCTGGAACGGGATAGTGCTGCAATCTAAGACGGCATACACGGGGACATAATCCTATGGCAGCGATAATTGGGGTAGTTTCACCGAAAAGCGGCGGCGGTTATACTGCGAAAATTCCACTGGATTTGCTTAGTCAGGACGGTGTGCCGCCTGAACAGGGTGATTCGGTAGATTTCAGCGTTTCAGCAACGGTAAGCTCTGTGGATGCCGAGGATGCGACAGTCAAGATCACCGCGGTCAATGGTGAACCGGTAGACGAGTCGGCTAGCGACGAAGCTACTGAAGATCAGGGCGACACTGAAGGCGGCCCACCACAACCTGGCGGGCAAGCTGGCGGGATGTCTGGCGCTGGCGGCCGTGGCGGACCGATGCCGAGAGTGGCTGGCCCGATCAGCCCGGCGACGTTGGCTCTTGGAGCTGCACTTAAGAAGAAGGCTAAAGGGCAACCGTTACCGTTCTAGTGAACATCATCATTAAGAAGCGAGAGTCTGAGTCTGCTCGGCGTAGCCGGGAATACCTCGAGCAGACCAGGCGCCATTATTACGGGCGCGAACAGCGTGACGGTTCACGGTTCCAGTCCAAAGCCGGCACGAAAGCGGAAATCAAAAAGGCACTGGAATGAGACAGGTTGAACTCAATCCGAAAGTCGAGTACCTCGATGAAATCAATCAGCTTTACGGGCTCTTCGATCTTGACATCAATACGGGGCGGCCGACATCGCAATGGGAACATCGAAACCTCTTTTCCCTGAGGCTACCGTTTGAATTGCAGAGTGCGTATTTTCCTAACTTTTGGCTCAAGCGCGTCCAAGTCAACCGGCGCGCAGCCGAAGCGTTAAACAGGGTGTTTGCCGAGATCGCGGAGACTTATACTCCCGAGGCCCGCGACGCTTACGGGCTCAACCAGTTCATCCGTTGTTATGCCTTTGGCGGTAAAGAGCCGAACCTGTTCTGGTACGGTGCCGGCTGGGAATTATCGCCTCAGGTCAACGGAGAAACGCTCTCTGATGTGATCAAGATTTTTCAGAAATACGGTTGGACCTATTGCTGGATTAGAGACAAACGACGAATCCGCGAATTGGAATATTGGTAGACTTATGAAACGACTTTTTCTTTTGCTGTTTTTGGCCGTGTTAGCTTCACCGCTCAGCGCCAAAATCATCGTGGCGACTAGTGGCAATCAATCCGCAGTTCAATCGGCGATCGATTCATCTTCACCAGGCGACACCGTCCAGATCCCAGACGGCACGTTTAGTTGGAGCGGCACCTTGGGGATCGGTAAAGCGATTATTCTCAAAGGCCAGAATAAAGATGGGTCAATCATCAGCTGTAAAAATTCTGGAGTTGACACGATCAAAGCTACTGAGCCTCCGACTGGCAACCTGGAGATTGCTGACCTTGATTTTGATTTTGTCTTAAAACAAAACACCACCAATTTCGTCATCCGGGTGGGGATGCCTAATCCACGTGGGAGCGGCCGAGTGCTGGTGCACGATTGCAATTTTAAGAGCAATTACGCTTATTCGGTGGAATGGGGCGTAAACGGTGGGGTGATGTGGAACTGTAATTTTGACGGGACCAATGCCGACGGCCTGACCGGGATTAGTTTTGTGGGTCACGGCAATGACGAGGACTGGACTCGCCCGAGCACTCTTGGAACCCTCGACACGGACGGCAAACAGAACACCTACATTGAGGATTGCAATTTCCATATTGCCCCTATCGCGATGTGTAATTTCGATGACAATTCGCGTACGGTAATTCGCCATTGCACTTTCGATGACGCGGCATTGGGTAGTCACGGACAAGAAACCTCTCCCAAGGGTGCCAGGCAATGGGAGCTGTACGATTGCACGTTTACGTCCTCACCCGACAACAGGTATAATATGAACGCCTACTTTGGCGTTCGCGGTGGCACTGGCGTTGTCACAGATAACGATATGGGCCTGGTGCCATGGAGCAAAAACACGATCAATTTGTGCGTTTACTCGACTCGCCGCAAAGGCCAGATTCCATGCCAGACAAGCTATCCTGCGGCGCGGCAGATTGGCCAGGGTTGGAAAGGGGCCGGCGGTTACAATTATCCCAGTGTGCCTGAGGACGGGACGGGGTATTTCACCGATCCGATCTACGTTTGGAACAACAGAGGTGAAGCGACTAAGACCCCCAATTTTGTCAGTCCAAACCAATATGAACCCGACGAGTGCGGAAATAATCAGCTGATCTCGAAGTACGTCCAGAAAGATCGCGATTACTTTTTGTCAGCAAAACCGGGGTACGCAAAATATCCATATCCGCATCCGATGCGAGTAGCGGCTGAAGGAGGCCCGACGCCAAATCCTACCCCGACAGCTACACCTATCCCTCCTACGCCAAGCCCGAGCCCGACCGCTACGCCTCCGCAACCGACTCCGACTCCGCGACCGCCAGCGCAGACGTGGGAAAAATGGATTGAGGATCTCAATAACTGGATTCGTGCGCATCCACCGACCCCTGATCAGTCATGAGGACACTAATCGCACTGCTGTTGTTGGCGGGATCGGTTTTTGCCAACTCGTACTCGACCAACTTTCCGAGTGGCGAGATGGCATCTGGCCGCTGGTTGCAGGGTAAGACCAACGGATTGGATTGGTGCAATGTGGTTAACACACCTGGGTTCGCTTTTGGGACCCAGACCGGCAACTCGCAGTACGATGACTCCACGGCGGTTTTGACCGGCAACTGGGGCAACGACCAGACGGCACAAGGAGTCGTTTCAGTGCCCTCTGTCCCGCAAGGGGCAGTGGGCGAGGTGGAAATCCGGTTGCGAACCTCCGTCAGCGCTCACTCGATCACCGGGTACGAGTTTAATGCCAGTATTTCGCCCGCTGGAGGGGCTTACGTGCAGATTGTGAGGTGGAATGGTTCACTGGCAAGTTTTACGCCTCTGACAGGCGCGGCGGTTTTTGCTCAGGGCGGCGATGTTTTGATGGCTACTGCCAAAGGTAACGTCCTGACCTGGTATAAGAACGGGCAAGCGGTATGTTCAACTAACGATTCCACGTTTCCAAGTGGTGCCCCCGGTATTGGGATGTATACCAACACGGACAAAAACGGCTACGGATTCGCAAGCTTCTCTGCGACCGATAACGGCAGTTCTGCACCCAGTCCGACGCCGTCAGCAACTCCTCCTCCCCAGGCTTATGCGGTATGGGAGACTTCGCTAATCAACCAGATGCGCGTAATCGGTATTCGGCCATCACAGATCAACCAGGTCGAGTCTTGGCTTTCTGGTCATCCGCCAACTCCATGAATGAACCGAAATGAAGGATGAATTTGAAATTGCACGAGATTCTTTACGTTTCTCTGATGACCGTAGGCGGACTTCTTCTGGTGTATTTCGTTCTTCACGCGTTGAAACTGAGATTATAGATGGAACGCTGGAAACTAACATTGGCCTGGGGCTCTCTGGCTGTCTTTTTCATTCTCCCGTTTCTTATGTTGGCCATTCATTTGATCCAAGGTCACAACGTCGCCTTTGCCCAGGAATTCCGTTACATTGGCGAATACCTGCGAACGACTGCGGCGATCATCATCAGTCTAGCCGGATTTAACACTGTCGAAGTCTTTAAAAAAACTCACCCTAAAACCCCTGAATAAAAAACTATGGCATTAGTACACGTTGAAATATGGTATTACAGCGGCGCCCCCAGCAAACCGGGCGGCGAACATCCTGACCACACTTTACCAGGCGGCGAGCCTGGTAAACCGACTCATCCGATTGCCCCTGGTGAACCTGGATCGCCTACGCATCCGATTCAACCGCCGAGTTCAGGCGAACATCCTGATCAAGGTTTGCCACCTGGCAGTGGCGTGATTGCTCCTCCAATCGTTTTACCGCCAGAGATCTGGCCGCCTATCCTGATTCCTCCTCCAGAGGCCACACATCCGATTGCGCCAGGAGGGACACCGCCACGACCTGATCAAGGGTTGCCGCCGGCACCAGACAACACGTTACCGACTCCTCCTCCGCAACCTGATCAAGGTTTTCCGCCAGGCGCGCCGCCAGTAGCCGGAACGCCATTGCCACCTACACCGCAACCCAAGAGATAAATTCGATATGGCAATCGACGAGCGCAGTGAGAAGAACATCCAGACTTTGAAATCAGAGGTTCAACCGCTGGCTCGTCGATTGATCGAGACAGCCAGGGAGCAAGGGATCAACGCTAAGGTAATCTCTGGATACCGGAGTTACGCGGAACAGGATGCACTGTATGCAAAGGGTCGGACGGCACCAGGGCCTCGGGTCACTAAAGCGCGAGGCGGTTATTCCTGGCACAATTTCCAAATCGCTTTTGATGTCGGGATTTTCTCGGAAAACGGGAAAGAGTATTTGGGCGAATCACCGGACTATCGAAAAGTTGGCAAGATTGGTGAATCGCTCGGGCTCGAGTGGGGTGGCTCTTGGAAAGATTTCGTGGACGAACCTCATTTTCAATATAATCCTAACCATCTTTCGTTGGCTCAATGTCGTGAGCGGACAGCGGAACGAAAGGATCTTTTGGCGTGAGCACGCTCCTGATCATCCTGATCGTTCTTCTTTTGCTTGGCGGTGGCGGTGGTTATTGGGGATACCGTCAGTACGGTTATGGTCCAGGG